CGCCCTCTCGAAACAGCTCCAAATTCAAGAAGGTCAGGATCGCATAGCGAGCGGACCGACGGATGATGCAGGAAACCGCGTTGCTGATCCGCACAGTGAATTGGTAGCTGATCCCTCCTCTCCTCCTGAGATTGAGGCGGAAAGCGGATCAAACACGGAAGATCAGAACGACAAGGGCGGCCCTGGCCGCCCTAAACCTATCTATATGTCACCGCAAGACGAGATGCGATCTCAGATCGCAAAGCGTTTCAAGCGGGACGATGAAGGTCGCGTTCCGTTCAATGGCGATATGACCGATCCGGAAATGCTTTTCGGAAAGCATGGTCGCGCGCCGGAGCAGGAGCAGCAGCCGAATATCGAGCAGCCGCAGAATCCACCGGCGCCCGTTGCCCAGCAGGAGCAACAGCCCGAAAAGAAATTCACCATCAAGGTTCGCGGACAGGACGTTCACCTGACCGAGGCCGAGCTTCTCGAACGCGCTTCCAAGGTTGAAGCCGCCGACAGCTATCTTGCGGAAAGTCGCGATCTTCTCGATCAGGCGCGACAAATCCGCCGAGACAACAGGGAGCGTGACCCTGCCGATCCTCACCGCCCCGAGGACCGGAACAACGCGCAAAACAACCAGACCGACCCATCGCTGTCCGCCGATCCTCAACACCCCGAGGACGAGCTTGAGGGAGCGATTGAAGAGGTCCGGTATGGAACGGACTCAAAGGAAGCGGCGAATAAACTTCGCCATGTGATTTCGAAGGAGGCAGACAAAGCCGCCGACGATCGCCAGCTTCGTAGGCTCATTGGTAACGACGACGCGAAGTCGACCAAAGCCTTGAAGGCTTTCCAAGAGTCAAATCCCGATCTTGCCAACGATCCGAACGCCCAACTGGTGATCGCTCGAAACATTTTCTCCATCCAGAGAAAAGAGTTGATCGAGGCAGGAATCAAGGAGGACCAACTTCCGAAGGACGACTCGACTGTAGCCAAATGGCATCAGCACTGGCGCGTTCACGGTCATTCCGTGTCGAACCAAGAGCAGATGCTTGAAAAGGCGAAAGAGAGTTTCGACCAATGGAGAGGGGTCCCGCAGCGCACGCAGCAACAGCCGCGAAAGGAATCGCCTCGTGTTGAGGTGAACGTCAACCGCGACGAGCGACGAGCGAACATCCCAAATCAGCCGACGCGCACCATGGCCCCACCGACTGCTCAAAACCGTCAGAACACTAGCCAGAAACCCAGCACGAGATCTGACGTGATTGCGAACATGAAGCGGGCTCGCGGACAAATCGTCGCCTGAACCCCATCAACTTCAAAATTAAACGGAGCTTACCATGACCGGACAAGTCTGGTCGGTGGCGACCGAGGGCGGCTATATGTATTCCGACGAATTGTCGGATACTCTCCGCATTCAGGTCCAACCTCTGACCAAATTTCGACAGTTGGCCGACGCGCAGGATGGTTCGAAAAAGGGCCTCAACCGCGGCGATAAATACCAGTGGAACGTTTACTCCACGATCGGAAGCCAGGGCCGACGGCTTTCCGAAAACGAGTCGATGCGAGAATCCGGCTTCACCGTTCAGCAGCACAGCTTGACGGTGTTCGAAGCCGGAAACAGCGTGCCGTATACCGGCAAGCTGACCGACCTCGCCAAACATGACGTCGTGTCGATCATCGACAAGACGCTCAAGGACGATGCGCGCAAGTATTTCGACATCGAGGCGTTCTTGCAGTTCAAGAACACCCCCCTTCGTGTCGAACCGGCAGGTGGCAACTCAGCCACGGCGATCAACCTTGACACCAATGGCACCGCGAGCGTGACCAACAATCTGGCGTTGGGAACGGGTCACATCAAAGCCATCAGCGACACCATGAAGGCGCGGAACATTCCGCCCTACATCATGGATGACTACGTTTCCATCTCGAATCCGGACGTTTATCGGCCGGTGAAGAACACCCTGGAGACGCTGCACCAATACACCGAAACGGGTCTCGCTCACATCTTCAACGGCGAGATCGGACGGTACGAGTCGTTCCGCTTCATTGAGCAAACGTTCGTTCCGGAAGGCGGCGCGGCCGACTCCACCACGTATGATCCGTGGAGCAGCACCGCCGACAACTGGAATAACGGGTTGTCGTCCTGGGCTTTCTTCATGGGCGGCGACACCGTTACCGAGGCGATCTGCATCCCGGAAGAAATCCGGGCAAAGATCCCCGGCGACTACGGACGCTCGCGCGGCATCGCGTGGTACTACCTCGGCGGCTTCGGTCTCGTGCATCCCGACGCGCTCAATGCGCGTGTCGTGATGTGGGACTCGGCGGCTTAAAGCCGGGAAAAAGGGAGCACAAACCATGACTTCAACATATGACGAACCGAAGCGCGAGCGCTTCAATCTCCTTAGCTCCGCGTTCGGCGCAGCCAAGGTCCCCCGAACGTTCCAAGGTCCTCCGGGCCGAAAGGGCATCGTCCGTGACATCGTAGTCGACGTCACGGCCGCGATGGTCGGAACGACTTCTGTCCCGGAGATTCGTGTCGGCACCGTAGACAGCGACAATAGCTTTGCTCGCTTTCTATTGGGAACATCGGCGGTCGCTGGTTATGCGGCCGGACAGTACCGTGCGCGTTCTCTTTGCAACAAAGCGCAAGGGCGAACGGGCAGCAAGGCACAGCAGCTCAACGACTTCGCGCACCACATTGCCATCGAAGGCAATGACGGTTCGGGCGCCGTTGCCGTTGCCGCCGACGCCAACGGTTTCGCGTTCATTCCGGCCGACACCCCGTTCTTCATCACTGGCATTGCTGGTGTGGGTGGAGCGCCGGCGGGCACCGCGGACGTTTACGTCGACATCGACTGGTTCTGATCGCCAGCCGACAACATCGATCGAGGGCCGGGATTTCCCGGCCCATTTTCTTACATCGAGAGAGAGGGTCAAATGGCCTTTTATCCATCAGGCGGCGTTTACCCTCCCTTCGGAGAGGCCCGCCGCAATCAGCCCGTTGAGCTTCGACCCGCCAATCCTTTGCCGGCCAACCGTATGGCTTCCGACACTGGAGACGCAGGGCTCGATGGCTATTCGGTGCTTTCGCGCGCTGACCGGATCATCGGCCAGCGTCCATCCATTGACGGTCGCCCGGAATATTGGGGACCGCGAGAAGAGGAGAACTGACTTCATGGCTAGTGGATCGAAGACGAACACCGTGTTCACCGAGAACAATCTTGGTGAAGGCAAATCCGCCGGCATCGTTGATGAGAAGGCCAATTTCGGCCAGATCATCAAGACTGCCTACCCTCAAGACAACGTTCATGGTGTCTCGCTCCCCGATGAGCGCGGCGGAACCATGCGCGGAAGCTCTACCAACCTCGCCCACTCCTTGACCGGCGCGTCAGCCGTTCAGGACGGCCCGGGTGCGGCGGGCTCCGTCAAACACGTTCGCATTCCCAACCACTGAGTACCCGAACATGACAGCATCAACTTCGAAACTTCGCCTTGATCGGTCTCGGACGTTCTCGCAAATCCGGGGCCAGCGCCACGAAGGCGATCCGCATCAGCGGGCTCACTTTCAACAAGATGGCATTCACTTCGACTCGCATGGGCTTCACATCGATGAACTCATCACCGATGAGAAGACACGCGAAATCGTTGATCGGCGTTTGAAACGCCAGATGAAAAATGCGTCGAAGAAAGAAGATGCTGGCGTGGTTGAAGAAGGCGATCCGGTGGACGTCTCCACCGGGTCGTCAACCAGCGACGAAGTAAACCTCGAAGCGTGGCTTCGTGGCGAGGAAAAATATGAGTGGTTCAAAATCACCACCATCGTCCGAGATCGGTTCAAGGTGAACATCACCAAACAGGTAGATATGGTCGAATTCCTCGTCAACGAGCAGAAGATCATTCCGATCGATGAAATCGATCCGAAGCTTGCCGACCTGTTGAAACCGCAGTCCTGATCCTTCTCCATGGCAATGTCATTCACAACGCTGCTCGGCTCGAAAGGGTCGAGCGGCGCCATCGCCACATGGGCGGCGTACAATAATATCGACACGGCAACGATCCTTGATGAAGCGCAGTCAGTGATCTTCCAGTCGCTTCGTGTGCGGGAAATGAAGACGCAATTTGTTTTTGGACTTTCAATAGGCCAGAGCAGGATCAACCTTCCGGACCGATTCCTCGATCCGATCGGCCGCATCATCGACAACCAAGGCAATTACTATTCTCAGCATTTGGAGAGCGATAT